CCACTCTTCAGACACCTCATCGATGTGAACACCATTCTCAAGGTCAACTGACCCATCTTCCATTTGTGCGTGAACTAAAAACTCATTGGTGTCAATCACACATCCTACTGATTCTAAACTTACTTTCATAACTTTTAATTTTAGTTGGGATAAAACTCCCACTCATTAACTATACTAAAGTACGAATAATAAATGAGAAATCCAAATAAAAAGTGTTAAAGTTTTGTTAAAGTTTTATCTTGGAGAGAAATAAAATTCTTTTAAGTCTAAAAGATATCGGTCTATTCCAATGAAGTTATTTTTATGTAGTGCTAATGTACGTCTATTAGTGTCTATTACACCTTTTTCCATTCCTACATCTTGCAAAGGGCCTACTATTTTCCATTGTAACTCTAACTTATCGTAATAAACTGAATCAAACCCAAAACCATCTTTATCTACTTCAAAGATAGTTTCATTACCTTTGTGTTTCATAAAGTATCTTGTAATAACCCCTTTAATCTTATCTTTATTAGTTAGGATTGGATAATATGGGTCTGGAATATCAATAATAGACGAGTAATCATCCGCCTCTATTTCTTTTAATGTATTATATTGAAAAACACGCTTAACGTCAGCTGAACCACCTAAGTCTGCGAATGGTATAAGTCGTCTTGATAAGTTTTTTACATAGTTAGGTTCACTAAATATTTCTTTAGTGTTTTTGTAAGTGTGGTATTGACCAACATACGGAGTTCCATCTTTTTCCATTAGTTCACCACCATTAGTATAAAGACCACTACTTATTGAGCCAATTGGGTAATATATACGTTCTCTTCTATCTGCCATGATTACTTCCCTAACATCATTATACCTGTTATATCAGTTACCCAATCACCATTACTAAAATTTTGTCCTATCTTACTTACGATAAAATAAGCTTTAGCTGCTTTTAAGCTTTTTGGTAGTCTATCAATGGTGAATGCATCAGCATATCTAGCACCAAAATAACCATCACATTGAAATGATACTTCTAAATTATATTTTATTATTGGTTGAGTTTTCTTGGATATTGACTCTACATAAGCTTTTAATGATTGCTTTGCCGTAGTAATTTCTTCCATACCTATATTATCACCCAACGTTTCCATTACTTCTTTTAAGTTTTCTTTGTAATCAACAACTGCTGCAGCCTCAGGTTCTAAAGTATCAAAACAACCAGGATATAAGTTTTTAAGATTATCACCACCCTTGCCTGTTTGTGCAGCGTGAAGTGCCATAGCCATCATTTCCGAATCCATATTGGTACTGACATTGTATGACCTTACACCATTCTTATATCCATTTAAAACTTTTAATTCAGTTGGACTTCCACTTGGTTCAAAATCGCTACCTTTATTTAATATTAACATCTGCTCCCCTTTAGCAGTTTCAGCTGAATTTGGGTCTGAGTAAATATAAGGTCTAACATACCCACCCGTACATACGTCAACTAATCCAAATATCTTTTTTAGATAATCTACAGTAGCTACTGATTTTTTACTATCTGAACCTGGTGGCATTGTTAGGTCATTTTGAATCTTAGCTATTGCTGGAATGCTTATATAAATCTTTCCTAAAAGAGAACTACCCTCAGCTGATATGTCAAATTGGGCTTTACTACCATATCTTCCATTACCTGAAATTAAAATAGATAGTGGGTCGGCTGATTTTATCTCGGATGGGAAGGTTTGCTTACTACTTTCTACAAAAAGTTTATCATAGGTAAATAATGGGTTTTTAATTTTTAGTTCTGGATTTATATTTTTATTAATTGAATCTATAATGTAACTAGCCGCTACATATGAAATTTGACTATCATTACTGAACCAGCTGGTGTTTTCTTCCATTTGATGATTACAAATTGCAAATGGCCCATTCTTTTTAGCTCGACCATCGCTCGGGCTTAGACCTTTTAGCTTTTGGCTGGATTCTCCAATTATATTTCCAAGAATATCACTTGGTGTAATTGTTTTGCCTGATTCTTCATCTGTATACTCAATTGGTGCTGAGCTGCTTAGTGTAAAGAAATCAGCCGAAACTACTCCATCTAATTTACCACCTGCTTTTATAGTAACATCAAAGCTACTGTCTTGGTTTATTGTAAAATCATAACCCACAATCTCAGCGTCTATGCTGTCACTTGTACCACCTGCATACCCTAATTTAATAGTAATTCGTTGTCCTGGTATTAAAAATGAATTTTCCATGTCATTTAAATCATCAAGCGAAAATACTTTTACTTTAGCAGATGCTTCAAACAACATAGCATCTGATGCGTCTTGTCCACCATCATTTGCCATTTCGAATGATTCTAATACAGGTTGTGGTGTTAATCTACCACCCTCAGTACTCATTAATGCTGAATGGGTTTTTTGGACATTACTTTCTATTGATGTAATAGCCCCTGAACAACTTGCTTTACCACCACCCTTAAGTGATATCTGAGCGTATGCACGTTTATGTACACCACGAGTGTGTTCTTGTCGTGTTGGGGGAGTTAATTGTTTTGAGCCTAATGCTGCCATAACTTAGTTTCTTTATGTTGTTGGTTTATTAAGTATATTAAACTCTTCTTTAATACCCTCTATATCAAATGGAATTCGTAATTGTTCTCCAATTTTAACTCCCATATTCCCAAAACCTAATTTGTTAGCTCTAGCTATAATCCACCACAAACTTGGGTCTTGATAATATTCCCATGCTAAATTATCCAACCTATCTCCAAATGCACCTATAATATAGGTATCTGAAACTGAAGGTGGAATTGTTGGGTATACGATAGTATTATATTGTAATCGTTTCGTGTTCCGTTTTCCTATGGTTATGTCTTCGTATCTTTTCATGGTTTATGGGGTTTATGTTATTGGGTTCTTGTAAATGTTCCAAATATATTATCAGCTTTATACTTATGTAATCCGTTACCAAGTACAGTACACCCGACTGAAATATCTATACCCATTGGTAATTGATAATCTATGTCCCATGGAGTGTCATCTGAGTAAGTATATGATAACGTTGTTAATATCATTGGGGTTTGATTATATAATTGACCTATTGTTAACTTTAGGTCAGTAGCACCTGGAGCTGTATATCCAACACTAGCATATTGAGGCATTGTATATGTAGATAAGCGTTCTAATTTAGTCCACAACGGCTCCATCTCTATTCGAGATGTTGGATACACTTTAAAGTTAAATGAAATATCTCTTTTAAAAGTATCATATACATAAACAGGTTCTGCTCTACCAGTATACTTTATATCCGTATAACCTGGTGAAAAGTTTTCTGATAATCCAGATATAGTTCCTCTAAATTGTATATTATCTCCTGCTCCGGCCGTTTTAAAAACTAATGGAATTATATCAGTCCCAGTCGTTCCAATTGTAGAAGCTTGAACTTCATCGTAGTAACCTTTATAGTTAGCTGCATCTGAATATGTTATCGTCCACTTATCACGAACCTTTCCATCAGTTTTGAACATTTTACCAGGAGTACCAAATTTATAGTTGGTTTCAAGGTTCTTTGACGTAAAGTCAGATTCAGTAGCAAATCCTTTTTGTTGACTAGTACCTACATCTCTAAAATCTTTAGGTATAATAGGTGGTTGTCCTGTTGATAATTTAGCCTTATTCTGAAGGTTCTTGTAAGACATTCCATTAAAGTCTTTAATGTCATTTAATGCACCCGCTGTATTTCCTTCACTTGATAGTAGGTTTTCACCTGGATACTTCTTCTTATGGGTATCATCAATATCACCTAATACTTGTTGAGTATTTCCGAACTTTAACTTATCTGTCTTGTCAGCTGGTACATCGTCATTATACGTTTTAGCATCTGAAGCGTATGGATTATACTTTTGTGCTAATATATCTATGTTTTTCTTACCATCAGTTATATAAGGACTTGTAGTTCTACCATCTCTATCTTTTTGTAAAACTCCTTTGGATAGTTCGATGATTTTATCTGAATCTTCAGCTAATTCACCATTATCGAATTTTTTTAGATTTTCAGTATAAGTTCCACTTCCCTCACCCAACAAGGCCATAGGATTAAATCTTTGAAAGAACCTTACTCCCGTTTGTGCACCATTTCTATTACCAAAGTCTTGGCCAGCATTGTGATATCCTAATGTAGAAGTCCCACGAGATGTTAAACTTATACCAAGCCCATATACGGAATCAAATCCACCATTATTTTTTAAAGTAGATGGAAACGGCATTCCCGGAGCAATCATTGGCCCAGCTTTTACTAATTGCTCATAAAAATCACTTATCTTATCTTTATATCCACTAAGACCTAATTTTTTGTACTTACCTGCTTTATCTTGTAAGATTACACCACTTCTATCGGGACGTAATCCTATCAGCCCACCACCAACACCTGCAAGTAAGTTTATTGGAGTCCAAGTTCTACCAAATGCGTTTGCTTTTTGTGTACCAAATTGTCTAACAGACCAAAGTAGTCCTTTTACTGATAAAAAGAATGAACCTAAACGTACTAAATCAATTGCAGCTCTATTTAATGATGTTACTGTACCACCTCTGATAAATCCATCATCAATTCCTAACCCAGTCAAATCCCAATTTTGTGGTTCGGTTTTATTTTTCCTTTGAATACCCCTTAGTACATAAGGCTGTTTGAAAATACTTAACCTATTTGATGCATCATCTTGTAGATTAAATTTGTTGTACATATTATCTAAAAACGATGGTGAGTTTTTTTGTTGTGATATGGTTTCTAATGAAAAGTTTGGATACAAGAAAGTACCAGCGTCATAATATTTACCAGAATTAGGTGAATATCTTGGCGACCCTGCAATTTCAGAACCTACTTTATATTGACCATATCCCGGTGTAAATGCTAGACCTGGAAATGCGTTATCAAAATTACTTAATAATGAATTTGAACTATTAAATTCTGTACCTTCAATACCAGTAAATTTAGTATCATCGATAGTTTTCATAAATGGTGAGAATCCAACAGCTTTTTCATCTGTAATATAATTTACAGTTTCAAAACTCTTCCCTTCACCTTCTAATTTTGGACTAAACCCAAATGGGTCAGTTGTTATATTACCTTTAAACTTATCACCTTGATTTAATACTTGTGTATCAGTTTCACCTAAAAACTTAGAACTTATATCAGATGGTATTTGGTCAGTTTCACCTAAAAAGTTAGAACTTCTGTCAGATAGGTTAGGAGTTGTTTCACCTAAGAAGTTAGAACTTATATCTGATTCATTAGGAGTTGTTTCACCTAAGAAGTTAGAAGTGTTGTCAGCTTCATTAGGAGTTGTTTCACCTAAAAAGTTAGAACTTCTGTCAGATAGGTTAGGAGTTGTTTCACCTAAAAATTGTTCTGTAAGTGTTGATTCTTTTGGTGTTGTTTCACCTAAAAAGTTTTGTGTAAATTTAAAAGTAGCAGGAGTTGTTTCACCTTTAAATATATCACCTTGAGTAGCTTCAGTAGGAGTTGTTTCACCTTTAAATATATCACCTTGAGTAGCTTCAGTAGGAGTTGTTTCACCTTTAAATATATCACCTTGAGTAGCTTCAGTAGGAGTAGTCTCTCCTTTGAACTTATCACCTTGAGTAGCTTCAGTAGGAGTAGTCTCTCCTTTGAACTTATCACCTTGTTGTACTTCAGTAGTAGTAGTTTCTCCTTTGAACTTATCACCTTGTTGTACTTCAGCAGTTTTAGTTTCACCTAAAAATCGTTCTGCCAAAGACATTGGTTTAGGGTCAGGTAGTCCAGCAAGTTTATCAATGTTACCAGATGGTAATATTTTTACATCCACTCCTACTTTTTCAGGAGTTACTTTTGGAGCTAATACTTTTTTACCTTGTACCTTATCACTTAATGGAGTTGTATTGAATGACTCTGGTTGTACTGTCTCTTTTTTATCAAGAGGTGTACTTGTTGGTTTTCTGAATTTAGATAAATCTGATTTTAAGTCTTTAAGTGCCATTATCCAACTCTCCTAGTGCTTTTTGCATTTTGTACTTTACTTATTTCGCTGATGACTTTGTTACCCATTACTATTTGAATTGGTTGAGATTGTAAATCACTTCTCAGACCTTTAATTTCAGCTAATAGTTCAGAATCACCATCACCACCACCTGCTTCAGCTTCAGAATCACCACCACCCATACCAAACGCTCCAGCAAGTCCACTAAGAGCGGGTGCTACAGCCGATAAAGCTATTAGTAATCCAATACCAGGCATAGCAGCGAGTCCAGCAAGTGCAATCATACCTAATCCAGCAGCTATACTTACTAACCCAGCCCCGACACCTAATAACATTGGTGCGACTCCACCGAGAGTTATTAATGACTCAATCATTCCACCCATGTCACTTTGACCTAATTTAGAAAATCCTTCAGAGATTGGCCCTAATGCAACTCCTAATGCTGTAAGTGCTACAGCACCTAAAATAATGAATGGTGACATAAATCCTAAACCAGCTACAGTAGTTGCTAATATACCTATACCAGTTGAGAATGAAATTATAGCTTGAGTATCCAATCCTTCTAACATTCCAAATGCAGCTGCGGCTGGGCCTAATGCTATTCCTAATACTGTAAGTGCAACAGCACCCATAATAATAAACGGAGCTAACAGTCCTAAACCAGCAGTAGCCAATGCTAATACACCAACACCTGTTGAGAATGATATTAGTACTTGTGTATCTAATCCTTCTAACATTCCAAATGCCGTAGCAGCTGGAATTATAGCTGCTCCTAATATTGCAACAGCAGCAGCACCCATGATAACAAATGGTGCAAGGAATCCTAATCCAGCAGCTGCTAATGATAATATTGTAAGTGCTCCTGCGAATGCGAACATTGAAGCTGGTTCAACCCCAGCCAAAAGACTCATAGCATACGCGGCTGGTATTAATGCTATTGCTACAATACCAAGTGCCAATGCACCCATTATTACGTTACCACTAATCATACCCATTAGAGCCAATGTAGCTCCTAATATACCAATTGACGCAGAAAATGCTATCATTGTAACTGGGTCTACGTCACCTAACATATACATAGCAGCTGCGAATGATGCTCCCATCACTGCAACTAATGCACCTAAGACAACTATACCCATTAATTTTTTACCTGGTTTTTTTCCTAATGAATCTAAACCTTCACCTAAACTTTTGAGGATACCACCCCCACCATCTCCACCACCACTTGGTGCTTCTGGCATTGGTGAATCACCACCACCTTTTGAAAATGGATTAAGATTACTTAAACCAGTACCTTTACCCTGCATTACATTCATTAGTGCGTATTGAGCTACCATCGTAGCTATCGCAGCACCACCACTCATCGCACCACTTTTAATTTCAGCAAACATAGCTTGCTGAGCTTGCTTTTTCTCTTCAAGTTGTTGAAGTTCTTTAGCATTCATGCCTGGATTTTTAGCTTGTAGGTCAGCGAAGTTTTCTTGTTTCACTATCATATCTGATAATTCGTCTGTACTCATACCATATGTAGCAGCTAGAGCATCTCTACCAGCTCTACTCATATCATGGAACTTTTCACTACTAAGGTTAGCTTCCTTCATAGCAGCTGTCATCATTTCCATACCTTTAGCTTCATCACCAAACTTCATTTCGAAGGCAGCGTCTTGAGCCATAGCAGCGGATGCTGTATATTCACCCATACCCATAGCTCTTAATTTCATTTGAGCTCTGGCTTGAGTTTCAAGGTTTACCATATTATCTGACATTTGTTCCATCATCTTCATGGAAACACCTTGTTGTTTTAATTCGGCTGTTTTTTTAGCTAAGTTAATTAATTCTTCTTTTGAAGCTCCAACTAACATACCAGCACTATCTGCCATTTCTTTGAATAAGACGTTAGCATTTACACCAGCTCCATAAGCAATAGCTTTTATTTCGCTGGTCATCTCTTTAGCATTACCATTAGCGTCTGCAAATATCTGATTTAATTTAACAGAACTAGCAGCGTCACCAGTTAGTGCCGTTAATGCAGCTACGTTTTTCTGCATATCACCTGTGATACTTTTTGTAGTACCAAAGTACTCACCTGCATCTTTTGCAGCTTGTGCTAATCCCTCTGTACCATATAGTAATCCTTCTATACTAAATGATGCGGCTAAAGTTTGAGCACCTAATCTACCAGCTTCATCAGCTGATGTACCCATGTTGACGTATAATTCTTTTGCGAGTCCAACTGTGTTGGATATTACGTTACCAAGAAATTCAGCTGCTTTTTGAGCTATTACAATTCCGGCACCTATTAACGTACCAGCTTTTATCATTTCACCCATAGTTCCTAAAGAACCATATAAGGTATCTGATACATCTTCCGTAAGTCCTTTTAATTTCTCTTCGGTATCTTTTTGTTTTTGTTTTTCTTCAAGAATAGTTTTAACATTATCTAATTGGTCTATATAATGTTGATTGATATCTTCACCCTTATCAAGTTGCTCTTTTAAGAGTTCATCAATAGTTGTGTTAATATCGTTTATTTTGGACGTTAAATCTTTTTCTTCGGCAAGGTTTTTTAATAAGTCTTCTTTTATATCCTTAGCTTGATTAGAAACAAACTTATAGGTTTGTGCGGACTTAACGATTTCATTCATTAAGTCACTTTCTCCTGCTAAGAGTTCTTTTCTTTTTTGGATATCATCAGATGCCATTGACTAACCTTTTTTATTTACCAGTACTATATGCTTTATCAAAAGCATTAGCTAATCTACGAAGTTGGTCTTTTTCTTTTTTTGTTGGAGCTCCGTTGATTGTTTTTTCAATCTTATTCTTGATATTATTTAAGTCAGTCTCAAGTGATTTTTTTAACTTATTCTTTTTACTAACGAATAAATCAAATATACCTTCAGAAATATCTAACTTAGTAAATAATTCTTTTAGTTTAGATTTTTTAATTGTTTTCATACAAATCCCTTTTGTTCATATAGTATAAATATGTAAAAACCCAACAATTACGCTGGGTCTTTACTATCTTGTTCTACTTTTTGCCTTAGCTTTCTTCATTTCCTTGTCATGTTGTGACTTTTCTTCTTCTTTAAACTCTATAATCTTCTGAATATAGAAGCTTCTAGCCCATACTGGCATATTGTAAACGTCAGTATGTGAGAATCCACCATTACCATGATAAATCAAGTCAAATATTTGAGAGTGTAAGTGTTTCCTATAATCAGACCTCAGGCCAAAAAAACCCGATACCCATAGGTAACGACATATCTCTCCCTTCTCCAGTCTCTTCCGATACGAATTCATATGTTAAATCAATATCAGGAACTACTTTTGAAATATGTGCTCGGAGTGACTTTGAATCTACTGCAAATAATTCGTTATCCACGAAATTGTTTATTACTTTTTGTTCTACTTCACCATCTACTGAAAGTATCATGTTTTTCAATCGAGTTGTTAATTGTCGTGATGTGACATCCTTTAACTTACGATTTGCTTTCTTAATCTCTTCGGTTTGGTGTTTTACTTTTCGTTCTTTGGACTCTGTCATTGCTTGGAACGTAATTTTTCGTTCTGACCTTGGTAACGTGTATTCAAATTCATTTTTATGTAATTCTATTTGGTTAGAACCATCATAATCATTATTTTCAAATTGTGTTAAATCAATTGTTTCCTTTTGTTTGTTATCACTATAAGGGTCATCGATTTCTACTACATAATCTTTACCATATCCTAAGATTCTAGCCGCAATCATAATAGCGTTCTTGTCACCTGTAACTAAATCTACATATTTAATCACGTCACCCTTACCATTACCAATTATTAATGACTGAAATAGTCTATCTAAGACTGTACCATCTTTAATGTATGATTGTGTGGTTAGGATATCTTCCTCTTTTGCTGTCATATACTTCATCTCGATTTGTCCTGAAGACAACGGATTGTCTTGAGGGTAAATTAATCCTTTAGATGGTAAGTCTATAATTTCAGTAGGGAATTTGTAATCACTAAGTTGTTTAACTTCGTGTTCTTTTTTTAACTTTTCTATCAGGTCTTTTTCATTACCTTGATATTCGTCTTGTAACTCATTACTCATAACGTATGTTCTTTTTATTTAGATTTATATAAAATTAGGCAAAATATGCCTTTTTAACCTTTCATATAGTAATATATATGTGATTCGCAATTAATTAATACAAAAAAACCCCCAATTTCTTGGAGGTTTTTATCAATTTGTATTTTATTCAATTAGAATTGAAGTATTGCGTAATCGTATGTAAGTGTTAATTCAACCGTTGCAAGGTCTTCACCAGCATAGTCCATATCTGAAAAGTTAGCTGATTGTATATAAGCTCCCTTTAACGTCCACTCTTCTACTTTATCACCAACAGGACCCAAACTATTGAATGTGATATCTTTTTTGTAGAAATCAGAGTAACCATCTCTACCTGTTACAGATTCGTGATGTAATCTTACCCATTCCATTGTTGCTTGTGCAGCAGATGGTACTACTGGGTCATATAAAGTGATTGCGAGGTCTTGCCATTCAGAGCGACCTTTCACATATCTTCTAACATTGATGTGGTCGATGGTAACTTTACCATTTTGAATTTCTGGCCTAGCAGCTGTTTTCACTAAGTACGCAGGTATTCCCTCGATATACATAATGAACCTGTTTGACATTTTAGGTTCAAAATTCGTGAACATAATTTCTGTTGGGTCTAATAATTGTGCCATTTAATTCTCCTATTGTTTCTTCTTACTAATAAATAGTCTTGTTTTAAATTTTATCCTTCAGGAAAAGCTGCGCCAGTCGGAAGTACATTGAAATCAAGTACTATGAATTCAGCAGTTTTAGCTGGTTGAATAAAAATTTCACCTTTTAATATATTTCTATCGATAACGTCTGGTGTATTGTTAGTTTCATCCATGATTACTCTAAATGCGTACAGACCTTGTCTTTGTTGTACTGATTCTAAGTATGGGTTAACTATTGCCAAGAATCTGTTTCTTGTAGCAGCCGTATTATTTTCGAATATTAAATATCTTGAAGATGAAGCGATAAATTTCTTTAAAGCGATTAATAATCTTCTTACATTAATTCTGTCAAGTGCCGATGGTTTAGCTTGAAGTGTCTTCTGACCAAATACAGTAGCACCTTGTCCAGGGAATGTAGCGATTGGGTTAATTCTGTTTTCGTAAAGAGTATCTCTTTCTGTGTGAGTTAATCTTGTTTTAACTTCTATTACGTTTGGTAATCCACCTCTGTTTAAACCTGCAGGTGCGAACCATGGTTCAGCAACTGAATCGTTAAATGCAATTACACCTGGTATTACAACACTTGGCGGTACCCAGATTGGTTTGTTCTTATCAGTATCAAGGATTTTTACCCATGGGTGATAAGTACCAACGTAGTTAGAATCGAAAGCCGTTAATGAGTTAACAACAGTAGCAATAGAATCTTGATATGCACCAGCGTCCATAACGTAGAATGCGTCTTGTCTATCTTCACACATATCTTTAGCAAATGTACTTACTGATGAGTGATATCTGTTGATAACACCTGGTGTTACTAACATATTCATATCGTATTCATCAGGATTAGATACAGCTGCGATAGCTTTTCTATAAGCAATTGTTCCATCAGCCGTAGCAGATGATAAGTCTAAACCTTGTGAGTTTCCAGCGACAATATCAGCCCCTTTGTAAACTAATCGGTTTGGAGCGAATCCATCAAATCCACCTTGGAATGGTATCATAAATTTCTTAGCGTCAATAATTGAGTTTAAAGATATAGCGGTTTCTTGTCCTACAATACCAGTTACACAATTAGACAACATAAAATCAACACCTACTGATTCAAGAGAAGAATCTGGAATTGGATTTAAGAAGTTTAAATTATCTGTGTTTGTGAAATCAAATGAGTATCCTAAGAATGCTCTCTTGTTATATTCACCACCAATAGATTGTGATACTTCGTATGTTGGATGTGGTAAATCATACCCACTATGTACTGGGACCTTAGAGCTTTAAATCCGAAAGGTACTAATGTTGAATCAAGTGCTTGATTATCTACATCAGAATCAACTTCTACTCTAATATGAACTGAAGCGTTAGCGTAGTCACCATTTGAAGTAACTTTACCATTTGCATCAACAGTTATGTATTTGTCACCAATTACTCTCTTAATATAATTAGGAGAATTAGGGTCTAAGTTAACACCACTAAATTCTTCAACTATATTAGGTCTAACATCAGAATCTTGTACAGTTGCACCAAAAACAGAATTAGGTATTTTACCCGTATCTACTCTTCTGATTATTACAGAGAATGTTCCGTATTCAGAACCTGGTACTTCAGATGCTTGTTTGATATCTCTAATACCTACTTTAAATTCGTAGTTAGTTGGATTACCATGAGATAGTGTATGGAATTTTATTAATTTTTTAGTAACACCACTAACGTTTTGAGACGTAATCCAAGGAGTTGAAGCCTCTGAATAAGCTTTGGTGTAGTCAGTTGTAAAGTTTGATGCTTTAACTACTTCTATAACTTCGTCTTTAGCAAAAGATGCTGATTGGAAAGTAGAAAAGTTCAAGTATGTGTATAGGTATTCCGATGATTTAGGAGCGTATCCAAGAACTTTAGTAAAGTAATTTGTACTTGTTGGGTTTAAAGATGCTGTAGCAATTACAGTATATGCAGATGCTGATAATACAGGAACCGGTCCTGATGCACTTAGTGCAAGTTTAAAATCAGATGCTGATACATCAGTTAAAGAACCACTCAAGTTAGCTACAAAAGATAAATCTGTTGAACCAGTGTTGTGTGATGTTAATGTAGTTGTCGGATGGAATACAGCCGCAACTTGTCTTCCAGCTGAGCTGGATATTTCTAATACAAGTGGTTCAACTACATATCCACTCTGTCCTAATACTCTTACGATAGTTGCATTTCCTGCATCTTCTAAGTATGCTTGCGCAGTATAAGGAAGATATGAATCTTCAGTTAAGCCTCCAAACGTTTGTTGGAATTCTTGAAATGACTCTACTTTCGTTGGTACGAATGCAGGGCCTTTTATGGTTTGTCCTATAAGAGCAGCACCTATTTCACCAATACCTACTGGTAAAAATGATAAATCTTTCTCTCTTGTGAATACACCTGGACTAACAATTCTTTCAGCCATTATTTTCTCCTAATAATTAATCTTTGGGTTTACCTTTATATAAATACCTTAAAAAATTTGAAAACGAATATTTATTTGCTTGGAGTAAAGGTATTTTTTTCAATATCGTAAGTTCCCTCACCATATTTTTCCCTTAAACCGTTTCCTAATTCTGTTTCTTCAGTTCTTAAGTTATCATAATCGCCTAACAAAGTTTTCTTTTCGTCCTTTAATTGTCCGAATGTTTGTTCTAGCCTTTGTATATCAATTTCGATTTCCCCTAACCTACTTGTAACAGTCAAAACTTTTGCTTGAATGTCATAAATACGTTTTTGTTCTTCGTTTGTAAATTCTTTTACTATTTTCTCTTCCATAACATCTTTTGTTTATTTGTGTATATAAATATGTAAATATTATTCATTACCACGTTTTTTAGCATTTGAATTACCTGAAAGTGATGGTACTTCTCCAAAAGATACCTTACCAACTGAAATATGACGTTTAGTATTGTTGGTAACAGCAGCATATTCTGGTACTATGTAAGCTTTAACAGTTAAACTTATATTTGCTCTCGTAATTCGGTCTTGACCCATTTCTGATATGGTCTCAAATCCATATGATTCACCCTTTACAACAAATTTATATCTTTCACCAAATGAACGTCCTTGGAAATAAACTATTTGCTCTACTACCTTATTAACTTGTTCCATATAATCAGTCCAAACAACTACTTCATATTCTAAATTAACATAATCAGGTCTTTCTACTGATAAAAACTCTTTTTTAGGTGTCTCATCTGTTAATATTGAAAATGCATCATATCGATTAACATTAGTATATGTTCGTTCAAACATCTGATGAGCATCTTCGTTTTGAGCTACTTTTAATTTTGAAAGTTCTGTATTAACTGACAAGTTATTTCTTTTAAACATAATAACAGGTGTTTGTAACATCCCATTGTCATCTCGCATAAACCCATCACGTTGTGCACTTGCCCATTTTTCAGGAGAAGCATACATTACTGGTATTGGTAAAAATCTACCATCATCTTCTACAGTAGGTTTAACATCTTTTTCTAAAAACGTTTTAAATGCAGAATCAATATCATATATACCAACATTAACATTTTTTACTTTGTCTTTATCTCTACGAAGTTGTTTTGCTTTATTAAGCTTTGGGTCAACAGCCGTAGATGATTGTGTTTGTATAATCTGAGGTTTTGAATTATCTGTATTTCTATATTTAGTTGCCATGTTATAGTCCTATTGGTACTTTGTTATCATTTTGATTTGAATTACCAAATCGTGTATCAACTAATTTAATACTTGTTTGTCTTGAAACGTGTGCATCACATATAATAGATACATTCAACCCTTGGTCGTCACCACCATCCCAAGTCTTTGGGTTTTTTCCGGCAAAATATTGATATGAGTATGATGCGTCAATTAAATGATATTCATCATTCCATTGAATGATGTCACCAACACTTGGTACTAATTCTCTATCTACTAAACTTTGTCTAAGAAATCTAAACTGTACCTCACGACTATAAGATTGACCATAGTCATCTGATATTTGTGCTGATTGGTTTCTTTCGATTAAACATGGTACTTTTATAGGTTGGTTGTATACTTTATCTTTTCCTTCACCATATAAGTTAGATTTAGTATCGCTTACTGATACCATATAGTAATATATCTCTGTATCGATTATATCATCTATTAGCTCTTTGTTTAGTTTATTAAACAAACTCATATCTCGTTGTCCACCGAACAATGCCATAAATTACCCTATAAAAATTGGTCTTGGTACTCTATTTAAAGTCTCTTCTAAATATTCAGACTCTTCTTTTCTTGCTTCCATTAATGACCTACGAGATGTTGAATCTAACATTTCTTTTAAGTCAGTTAATAGAGTTTCTTTTTCTGCAGAAGCTTCATTTCTTAAATCTGCACCATCAAGTGTTACATCAGCTCCTGGTATTGGAATAGAACTAAATTTAGCTCTAATAGCACCTAACATTTCTTTAGCTAATGCTAATGCGTATCTAGCAATCCATTGTTTACCTGCACTATTGATATTGGCATATGTTAATCTTCCAAATGGTGCGTTTGATAAATCACTCACAACATTAGTATTAGCAATAGGTGATTTAGTTTCACTTTCAAGTGTATATTCAAAATATACTTTAGCACCAGTGTCACCTGCCGTTGGTACAGGAAATAGTTTTACTCTCTGACCATCTATATGAAATCCAAATGAAGATTTACGGATGTAATCGTTAAATTCAATAGCTTGTAATCTTAAGAGGTCATCAAACATTGGTTGCATCATAAATGATACACCAGGTGAGTAATTACCCCAACCAAAGGTTTGCATCATTTGTTGAGAACCAAGACCAGTACCTACAAATGGGTCAAAGTATCTAATAATTGCAGGTGGTGATGTATGAAATACCTTACGAAGTGTTACTCCATTAGATACTGAACCACTTTCTAAATTTACTCTAGAATCGTCACCTAAATCATAAATTTGTTGACCACCATTCATTTCGAATGAACCTGTATAAACAGTAACTCTACCACCAGAACCAGCTTCTGTACCATAATCTTTAGCTATATTAACTACACCACCTAAATTTGTAGCTATTTCTGTATCTGATAAATCTAAATCTAAAGATGAGCCTTGTATAGATAACATATTCTCTTTTGCTCTGTACTGATTTACTTGTGAAGAATATTCATTAGCTGCCTCTTCAAGACAAGTAAAAAAGTTTATATCTTGTAATTCAACATCTACGATTGGATAACCTAATCGCTTAGCACACCATTCAGCTACTTTTGGAGCATCTGATTGAAACTTAACGTCTGCATCAAAAAACCCAAAAGGAGTTGATGACCCACTTGAAAATGAACCTGAACCAGGCCAAATTGGAATATCTACTGCCATTTAATTCTCCTTGTTATACATATAAATATGGTAGAACTTATCTTTCCCTATTTTTCATAAAAGAAACTGTAATATAACGTGTTCCTTTAGTAGTAGCACGAGCTCCATGCTTATGTGTTATGTTTCCTGGATGTAAGGTAGCATAACCTATTGAATTCTTAACTAATTTTTGTTGTCTTTTAAAATAAGTACCACCACCTTCATATTCATCTAAGTCTGATAGTTGTACTAAACAAGTTAAATCAGAAGAATCATGGTGTATTGACAAATGACCTTGTGCGTCAGGTACATATTTGGCTAAGAAGTTTTCACATTGTAAATCATCCCAACCCTCTCCTTCAAGACCATATATATACACTCCCAATTGCATTACATAGTCTTTTAAAACAGCATTGTATATATCATCCATACCTATCTCAGTTAATAACATATCAGTAGTTGGATAAAATTCATGCCGTTTAAATGTCCACTTTTGCGAATGCTCAGCCTCTTCTCGAATCATTTTACAAAAATCTTCAGTAAATAATGGGAATGATAAACAATTATTAAATGGTTCATCTATAATTAAATCCCATTCCTTGGTTCTTACTGAATATGTTAAGAATTTGCTTTCCCACTCTTTTTTGTTATCCCAATAAGAATATAATTCCGGATGTAATTTATCAATATTTTCATTAGTACTTCTTACTTTAAAAGTATGTGCACCAGTTGGTATTTTAATTGAAGTATTTATCATATCAATCCACTCATTACTTCGAGTTTCCCAATTTTGTTGTCTTGCAAATTTTTCAGCTACATCTAAGTAGTCATATCCATTCTCTTCGATAAACTCATAAGTTGATAAAAACGTCGCCTCTTGAATAGTTTCAGAAGTGTCAGCTCTAACTATTGCAGCTTTTCCATTTAGTAATGATTTTAAATTACCAGTATCAGTTGAAATTATTTTAGTTCTACCCATCATCATTTCAAGGGCTGTAATACAATAAGTTTCATCATAGTTAGATGGGTACATCCAATATTCTGCCGATTTAATCTGTTTATATAAATCTGCTGGTGGTAAGTTGCCCAACCATTTTACATCTTGATAAAACATTCTATTTTTATAGTCATTATACCATTCCATAGCATATGGTGGTGATGCGACCCATAACGTTAAGTATGGGTTTATTTTTTTTAATGATGGCCATAGTTTAATTAATACTTCAAGTCCTCTATCTGAGGCTGACGTATAAACTATTTTATTTTTAAAAGTTTCTTGTTCTATTTCATCAAAATCAATAGGGTCAATAGCATTACCTAAAACAAACACTCGTTCTGGATCTAAATTATAGTCCATAATTATATTTTTTCGTTGGTGTTCGGAAACTGCTATGATTTTTGTTAATCGTGGGTCGTTTAGATAATCTTTACCACCATTTGGTAATTCTTCACCATTATACCAAGGATAAAACTCCATATTATGCATCCAAAAGTATGATTTTTCATATGTGATATTTAAATCTTCTAATAAGGGTAAATAATTGATATAATTACTTGCGATTACAACATCAAAGTAAGTGTTACTCTCCAAATTAGCATATGGTATATACTTTACACCATCTGATTCAGATTCTATTACTTCACCTGTAATAGTAACATCATGTCCCATAGATTGGAACTTTTCAGCTAATTTTATACTACAATATTCTGACCCACCTATTCCATTATTTAACCAATAATCTTTATTTATGGGTTCTTTATGATACCCTGTACAAAATAGTATTTTCATATTACTCCACTATATAATTTAAAACTTCTTCTTTATTTCCATAACGTGTTCTATCCATCCATGATTGTAGTTTGTATGAACTACCATCGTCATCATTCCAATTCCAATCAAACCCACCTAACTCACTAATACGTTCGTGAATAGAAGTATCGTAGTAATCTCGAATTAATCGGGCTCTTCTGTTAATATCAACTCTATTATTGTCAACAGTAGAGTCACCATTATTATATTGTACATACAACATTTTTTTAAGATGAATAAACTTTGTTTCTAAAAATGTTTTTAGAATTAATTCATAATCATCAGCTACTGATATATTACGATTGTGTCCACCTACTTTATGATAAGTATCACGATTCCAAATACGACAATGATTAGGCATTCCAATATTAAATCTAATTGTTTTTGGATTTATATCAGGATAGTGATGGGTTAACCATGATTTACCATCAGCCTCTACCCAAGTGTGACCAGCATATGCCCATGCAAATCGATTGTCAGTATGTTGATACCAATCATCACCAATATGACCATACACTCGTGGTGAGTCGTCTTTTTCAACCTCAGTTACATCAGTATATATAAACCCAGCGTCTGGATATTGCTTACTAGCATTAAGTACGTCTTCCAAACAAGTAGAAATTAACCAATCATCATGGTCTAATTCAAATAACCACTCACCATTACACATCATAGCTGCTCTGTGTTTGGCTTCTCCTACATTTCCTGATGTAGTTGGTGTAATTCTATGTATATGTACTCTATAATCTTGACTAGCTATATCTTCTAAGTAATCCCAAGTAGTATTATCACCAATTGGTGAATCATCTACAACTACCCATTCCCAATTTTCATAGGTTTGGTTAACTAAACTCTCGTATGTTCTAAATATTCGTTCGTTAGTTTTATATGTTGGTGTAAAGATTGATAGTATGGGATTATCCACATCTCTGTAAATATTATTTATATTACATGACCAAAATGTAGACTGACATACTACATCATTAGCTAAAACATTGTCAGATGGAGCAGTATCATATGATATTATCTTACTTGATACCATAGTGTGGTGGTCAAGTTTTAAAATATCAGTTTGATGAGTATAATCACCAATAGTCATAACTATATCGGGATTATGTTCTGCTAAATGTTTTTTAAATCCATCTGAAGACTCATATGAATATAAAATTACACTTTCTTGTAAGTCTTCTTCGAAATAAATGTCAGATTTAAGTGATATTTTTCCAAATCTATTCCATCCATATATTAACGCTGTAGGTAATTTTGTTTTCATACATTATTATCTATAAGGTTCACCACCTACCCATAATACAAATGATTTTCTAATACCTTTTGAGACAGGGGTAACTCTATGTAAATAAAAAGATGGAAATATCACAGCAGCTCCTTGAACTCGTGGTGCTGTTAATTGTCTACCTATATTAAATTGTAAATCACCATTATCATATTCAGAAGGGTCTGATAATTGTACTGTTACTGAGATTTTACGTTGATTTTGGATTTCTGTTCCACAATCCATGTGCCAATTGTAACCACCTTCTTGAGTTCCGTAATATTCTGTATATTGGATTTGCTCATTCATGGTAGATAGGTCAAACTTCCACATTTCATTATTAGCTTGAATAATCATATCATGAAGTTTAGAATAAACCCATCTCCATTGTTTATTTTGTGGACACCATTTTATTCGTGATTTTCTATATTCAGATATTTTTGATTCGTCACCTTCACCAGTTACAGCATCTTGAAATGGTAATTCTTTGGTCATTGACTCTATAATTGTAAGTTCTTCTTTTGAAAACCCATTTTTGAACCAATAATAATCTGTATAGTTTACGTCATCTCGGGAAGACGACCTATTAAATCCGTATTTTTCTAACATAACTAATTATTTGATTTATATATAAATATTAAAATGTTTTTAATAAAAACTACCAGAATGGAATGTTCTTACAATATATACTGCATCACCACTTGACCACCCATTAGGTTTGAACATAAGTTTTTGTCCAACTACATCAAAATAACCACCACCACTTATTACATTACCCTTTTCACCAAGAGTTCCTTTAGTTCCAGTAAGTCCCTTGTTTCCAGTAGCAGCTGTTGCGCCTGTTACACCTTTAGCACCTTGAGCTCCTTGGTCTCCACTTAAACCATTTGCACCTGCAGCACCAGTATTTCCTTTTATACCCTTTGTACCTTTTGAACCTTGAGCGCCTGTATCTCCCGTCGCACCTGTACTACCTTTTACACCTTTTGTACCTTGAGCACCTTGAGCGCCTGTATTACCAGCATCACCTGTATTACCTTTTGTTCCTGTAGCTCCCTTAGCACCTTGAGCTCCTAAGTTTCCAGCATTACCCTTTTCACCTTGATTTCCACTAGCACCCTTTTCACCTTGAGGGCCTGTATCTCCTGCTGAACCAGTGTTACCTTTTATACCCTTTGTACCTTTTGAACCTTGAGCACCTTGATTACCAGCATCACCTGTGTTACCTTTTATACCTTTTGAACCTTTTGAACCTTGAGCACCTTGATTACCATCGTTACCTGTGTTACCTTTTATACCCTTTGTACCTTTTGAACCTTGAGCACCTTCGTTTCCAGCAGCACCAATATTTCCTTTTATACCTTTTGTACCCTTTGAACCTTGAGCACCTTCGTTTCCAGCAGCACCAGTATTTCCTTTTATACCTTTTGTACCTTTTGAACCTTGAGCGCCTGTATTACCATCGTTACCTGTGTTACCCTTTATACCCTTTGTACCCTTACTACCTTGAGCACCTTGATTACCATCGTTACCTGTGTTACCTTTTATACCCTTAGCACCTTTAGCACCTTGAGCACCTGTATTACCATCATTACCAACTGACCCTGTATTACCAGTATTTCCTTTTGAACCTTGAGCTCCTTCATTACCAATATCACCAGTATTTCCTTTACTACCCGTAGCACCACCACCACCTTGAGGGCCTGTATTTCCTGCTGCACCTGTGTTACCAACAGCACCAGTTGCACCACCACCGCCTTGAGGGCCTGTATTACCACTAGCTCCTTGTAGACCTGTTGAACCTTGTGCACCTTGAGGGCCTGTATTTCCAGCTGCCCCTGTATTTCCTTTATCACCCTTAGCACCTTGTCCACCTTGAGGCCCTGTATTTCCTGCAGCACCTGTTGAACCTAAATTACCCTTATTTCCTAAAGAACCTTTATTTCCAGCTGAACCTGTGTTTCCTTTATCACCTTTAACACCTTGAGCACCTTGAGGGCCTGTATTTCCAGCTGCCCCAGTATTTCCTTTGTCACCTTTAGCACCCTGCCCACCTTGAGGACCTGTGTTTCCAGCAGAACCAGTATTTCCTTGGTTACCTTTATTTCCTAAAGAACCTTTATTTCCAGCTGACCCAGTATTTCCTTTATCACCTTTAGCACCTTGTCCACCTTGAGGGCCTGTGTTTCCAGCTGAACCTGTATTTCCTTTTAACCCTTTTGTACCCTTTGAACCTTGAGCGCCTGTATTACCACTAGCACCAGTATTTCCTTTATTACCTTTAGCACCTTGTCCACCTTGAGGGCCTGTGTTTCCAGCAGCTCCACCCGAACCAGTATTTCCTTGGTTACCTTTTGAACCTTGTGCGCCTTGGTTTCCAGCATTACCTGTGTTTCCTTTTGGGCCTTTAGCACCTTGTCCACCTTGAGGGCCTGTGTTTCCAGCTGACCCAATATTTCCTTTATCACCTTTAGCACCTTGTCCACCTTGAGGGCCTGTGTTTCCAGCTGAACCTGTATTTCCTTTATCACCTTTAGCACCTTGTCCACCTTGAGGGCCTGTGTTACCAGCCGCACCTGTCGAACCTACGTTACCCTTATTTCCTAAAGAACCTTTATTTCCAGCATTACCTGTATTTCCTTTTGGGCCTTTAGCACCTTGAGCACCTGTTGAACCTTTATTTCCAGCATTACCTGTATTTCCTTTATCACCTTTAGCACCCTGCCCACCTTGAGGACCTGTGTTTCCAGCATTACCTGTGTTTCCTTTATCGCCTTTAGCACCTTGAGCACCTGTTGAACCTTGATTACCAGCTGCCCCAGTATTTCCTTTATCGCCTTTAGCACCTTGAGCACCTGTTGAACCTTGATTACCAGCTGCCCCAGTATTTCCTTTATCGCCTTTAGCACCTTGAGCTCCTGTTGAACCTTGATTACCAGCTGCCCCAGTATTTCCTTTATCACCTTTAGCACCTTGAGCACCTGTTGAACCTTGGTTTCCAGCATTACCTGTGTTTCCTTTTGGGCCTTTAGCACCTTGAGCACCTGTTGAACCTTTATTTCCAGCATTACCTGTATTTCCTTTTGGGCCTTTAGCACCTTGTCCACCTTGAGGGCCTGTATCTCCTGCTGAACCTGTATTTCCTTTATCACCTTTAGCACCTTGAGCACCTGTTGAACCTTGGTCACCAGCTGCCCCAGTAGGACCTGTATTTCCTGTATTTCCTTTAGCACCCGTTGCACCTTTAGCCCCAGCATGACCTGTGTTTCCTTTAGGACTTGCTCCTTGTGCACCTGTTGAACCTTTAGCCCCAGCATGACCTTTAGGGCCGGTTGGATTTGCCCCTTGAGCACCTTGAGGGCCTGTAGCCCCAGCATGACCTTTAGCTCCTTGAGGACTTGCCCCTTGAGCACCTTGAGGGCCTGTAGCCCCAGCATGACCTTTAGGGCCGGTTGGATTTGCCCCTTGAGCACCTTGAGGGCCTGTAGCCCCAGCATGACCTTTAGCTCCTTGAGGATTTGCCCCTTGAGCACCTTGAGGGCCTGTGTTTCCAGCATGACCTTTGTTTCCTTTAGGACTTGCCCCTTGAGCACCTTGAGGGCCTGTATCTCCAGCATGACCTTTGTTTCCTTTAGGACTTGCCCCTTGAGCACCTTGAGGGCCTGTGTTTCCAGCATGACCTTTGTTTCCTTTAGGACTTGCCCCTTGAGCACCTTGAGGGCCTGTGTTTCCAGCATGACCTT